GAGGTCGCCCAGGTTGAGGGTTTCATTGATGACGTTCATGGCTTGGATCCTTCCGAGTTAAATCTTTTGGGTGAGTTTTTTGACCGCTGCCATCAAGGCACCGGTGTCGCCAGCAGCGCCCGCACTTTTAGGTGCTGCGTCAGGGGCGATGAGTGAGGTGATCTCTTCGCTCTGTGCACGGCTGGCCAGGAGGGTCTGGCGCACCTGAGATGCCGAAAGGCCTTGGGTGAGAAACGTGGCAATGCGATTGCTCTGCCCGGCAAGTTGGCATAGCTCGGCAATGGAAATAGCCTGGGCAACGGCCTCAGCCTTGGCTGAATGGACCGCTGCGGAGATGGCGACGTCGTTTACCGTGGGTGTCAATGGCGCTAACGGAGCCAACGGTGCCACTGATGGTGTTGACGAGGGAGACTTCACGGTCGTGTCGGACGGTGCAGTTTCTTTGCGCTGCACCTGATCAGCTTCAGCGATTGGGTCGTCAGGGTCGGCGATCGCCGGGTCATTTGTTGTTTCTGGATTCATACGAATCTCCTTGGAGTTGGTTTGGAGAACAAGGGAGGCGCTGGACTGAACGTCCAAGGCTTTGGCACTGATCACGCGGGAGGACACACCTCTCACGTTTCTCGCGCCCAGGTAGGCGGTGAACTCGGATACCACCAGATCCGCACTGGCAAGCGAGTCGGCAAGGCCACAGCGAACCGCATCGGGTCCGAAAAACAGACCGGCTTGCGTGTCGCGTATGGTTTTGGCTTGCATCCCGCGCATGGACACCACGTGGTCCACAAACAGGCCGTAGAGTCGATCCACTTCGGACTGCAGTCGGCCAAGTGCTGCTTTGTCGATGGGCTCATGCGGGGACAGATCGTTCTTGAAGTCACCTGCAGACACCGCCGTGAAGCGGTACCCCTCTTGGGCGTCGCGCACCGACTGGTCCACATGCATGGCAATGACACCAATGGAGCCAACACCAGCGGTCTGCGTGACAAACACCCGGGATGCTGCGCACGCAATGGCGTAAGCTGCAGAAAACGCCGAGTCACACGCCTGCGCCCAGACCGGCTTGATGGCATCAATGGAGCGAATACGCTGTGCCAGCTCAAACACGCCACCAGCCTCGCCACCTGGGGAGTCGATGTCCAGCAAGATGCCAGACACCGTCGGGTCGGCCGCTGCCGCATCAAGCATCGCAGCAATGTCGCCGTAGGACGTCAACCCGGAAGCAGCATCAAGCGCAATAGCCCGGCGCACCAGCGAGCCGTGCACAGGAACAACCGCAATGCCAGTGGCAGCCATATGTTGACCTGAAGGGGATGCACGGGGCGGCGGCAAGGCCAGTTCTGACTGAATGGGCCAGTCAATACGAGAGCCCAGAACCGAGAGAATGATGTCGAGTTTGGTACGCGCAAGCAGAAGCGGCGTCCCGTACAAACGAGACGCCAGGTGTGGCAATAACATGGTCAGCTTCCTTGTGAAGGCGATTCGGGATGCGGCAACTGCACCTCTTCGGGGGCGGCTGAGGGGGACTTGGTCAATTCGTGCCGGGGGTCGGAATCAAAGACCAGCCCCAGGTCATCGGCGCGAGCGTTGTCGGCAGCAATTTCCCGGTCCACGTCTTCTGCGTCGTACCCGTTGGCGGATATGGCCTCCGAGCGGCTTATGAGGCCTGATCGAATGGCGGCCTTCATGGCATCGGCCTCTTTGAGCGGATCCACCCATTGCCAGCCCTGTGGAATCCACTTGCAAGCCTGGTACTCACGGCGTTTTGGTTGCCCAGAGCCGTACCCTGGCAACGTCAGCGCGCCTTCGATAACCGCCTGGTCCATCCAAGCCGCCCAAATCGGTCGGCACAGTTGATGCACGATGACACCATGCTGCAAAGACTCCACCCGGCGTCGAAACTCCAGGAGCCCGGCCCGAATGGATGAGTAGTTGACCTGAGTCAGGTCGCCCGTGAGTTGCTCATAGGTGACACCCATGGCAGCGGCCACCGCGCGAAACTGCATACGCAGGAATTCGGAATACGAACCACCGACGTCTGCAGGCTGAGAAAATTTGATGTCTTCGCCTGGCTCCAGGATTTGCATGGTGCCGGGCTCCAAACCTGCCAGCGCGACTCCATTTGAGTCGGCATTACCTTCGCCCATCAGGCTGTCCTCGGGCGACAGACGGGTCACAAAGCCCGCGAACATGGCGGCAGTTTTCTTGCGCACCAGTTCAGCGTCGTCGTACTGGTCCAGTTCGTTCAGTTTGACCAGCGCACGCGCCAGCCAGGGTTCTCCCCGGATCTGACCCGGCCGAAGCGGCCGGAACAGGTGAATGATTTCTGCGGCATCCACCCGCACGGTGCTCAAACCACCATCGCCCGACATGGGCGCAAGCAATCCGTCCTCCGGGTGAGAGCGATACAGGTGGTACGCCACCCGCCGCCCCAGCCGATCAAACTCAATGCCTGCGCGAATCAGGTTGCCGTTTTCTGCGGTGATGTTCATCTGAACGGGTAGATGCTCAGGTTCCAGAACCTGGATCTGCAGTGCGACACTCAGGACATCGTCAGGCCAGCGGTAGCGAAGGCGAATCAGTGCCTCGCCTCCTTCGAGCATGGCGCGGCAGGCCATCGCCTGCAGTCCATAAAAGTCGGTGAGTCCAGCTGCATCGGCTTCCACGGTCCAGTTGCGCCAGAGCGCCTGGACTGCCTCGCGTTGCTGCGCATTGGCCAGCATCGACTGGGGCTTGATACCCGTTCCGATGGCATTGGCCACATAGGACTCCAGCGCAGAGTTGGCCCACGCGTTGCGGCGCACCAGATCGCGGCTCTTTGCACGCAATTCATTCTGGTTGAACAACATGGCTGCAACCGCGCCGGGATTGCCCACCGACCAAGACAGTGCGCGCCTGCCGCCACCCACTCCGTCGTAGGTGGGCGTGGAGGCCAGCAGCCTCTTGCGAATAGATTTAAACCAGCCCATCAGGTGCCTTTAGACGTGTTGATGCGGATCTGGCGTGGGGCACCGGGCCACAGACCCGTGGCCGTAGCCTGCTCCGAAAGCCCACGACGGACGTCACGCATGGCCACGCGCAGTTCTTCCACCGAGCGGTACTCCACCGTCTTGTCACCAAAGGTCACCCTGCGTTCACCCTTGGCAAGCGCACTCTCTAATGCCTGGAGTTGGGTTTCTGTAAAGGCCATCAGCGATACACCACAAGGTTGATTTCAGAAGAGTCGTCAAACGACGATGCAGCGGTCGCGCAGGAGATGTCGACGTACTGCACAGTTTTAAGGTCGGAGCTGGCACGCACCAAGGCCAAGCGCTGCTGGCCGGTATTGGTGCTGCTGCGAGCCAGCGCCGTCCAGCAGTAGTTCACATCCGGCATCGCTACCGCAAAACGCACGCGGTACCGGCCCGCCGCTGTGCGCGCCACACTAGCGACGTTGTGCGAACCGTTGATCACCACCTGACCACTCACGTAGCCAAAGCTCACCCATACCCGGGCAATACCGGGATGCGTCGCGTCGATCTTGGTTTTGACCTCGATGCCGATGCGCGCAGCCAGGGCAGCAATGCTGGAGGCAAGACTCATCAGACCAGCGCCCCATTGAAGATCAGGACAAAGTCGGTATCGGTGTTGCCCACATCGCTTGCCGCGACTGCTCCAACGTTGGTACGAGCCTGGAGCTGCTCCGCCACCGTCAAGGTCTGCGCCGCGTCGAAGCGCACGCGCAGATTGACGGCACTCAGAATCGCGTCAAGGCCGCTTGTGCCGTTCTGCAGAGCCTGCTGGATCTCCAGCAGAGTGTCATAAGCGGCGTCGGCACCACCCAAAATGTCGGCCTTGAGCGCGTCCAGCAGAGTCACGATCTTGTTGGACGAGTAGGTGCTGGTCGTGGCGATCTGGCTGTCGTCGATGGCGATCGCGGACAAGACTGCTGCCTTGAGTTCGTTAATGGCAGCGACCAGGCTCGATTTGTCGGTCGTCGACAGGCTGGACAGACTGCCTGCGGTGGCCCGGACATCGTTAAATTCCTGAGCAACCCGGATGACCAGGCTCTCAATACGGGTAGCAAGACTCATAAAAAAAAACTCCTTTAAAAATATTCATGACAGCCAACGGCTGCGCACCAGACGCCTGGCGACCCTGCGCCCGTCAGAAACAACAAGGCCACCGCTAGGGGTGGCCAGGATTTCAGTGGGAGTTGCAACGGGTTCAGGCGGTGGTGCCAGACCAAGTTGCTTTTCCAACTCGCGCCAATGGCGCTCCTCGAACCGATCCAGACCTGCCGCACTGGCGCTGGCGCGGGCATACACATAACAGTCCAGCGCCTCGTTGCGCTCACGCATCTTTTGCCACTCACGGATGGCGAAACCATTGCGGTCGCGCCGGGTGACCAGCTGCTCAGCACAAAGCTGCTGCACGTATTCAGCGTCGACTTTGGGCAGGTGCACAAAGCCTGCGGGGTACTTGACGGTGACTCCGTCCTCCTGGACGTCTGCGGCCTTACGTAGGTTGTTGTAAACCTCCAGTTTGGCCATGCCCACCGTGACGGAGAACACCTTGATACCCCGGCGCAGCTTCTTGCCGCCTTGCGTAATGTCCACAGCCGTCGGTGTGCCAATCAAGGCTGCACCGCGCGCTACGCCTTTGACTGCCATCACGCGGGAGTCACGGCAGGCCCGCACAAATGCATACGCCTCCTGCGTGGCAAAGCCGGTGTCCAGTGCAAACCGCACCAGGGGCAGCGACGCACCTGACTCGTGTGTCCAGGTCTCGGCGAGCATTGCCTGGAGTTGCTTCCAAACTGCGTCTCGCGCGGTGTCACCCATCAGAACCCGGTGTTCGACCAACCAGC